ATGCGCTCAATCCTCGATTCCCAGTTGGGAAGCGCTATGACTTCGACCACCACACGCAGGCATCGGAAAGCCAAGTCAGGCTCCGTCACAATCCGTACCTCCAACAACCGGTTACAGCTGGTCTTCACCCATGGGGAGAAGCGCCATTTTGTATCGCTGGGCCTATCCAACACGCCGCTTAATCGAAAAATAGCCCAAGATAAAGCCTTCGAGGTGCAGCGAGATATCGAGTACGGTGAGTTTGACTCGACCTACCAGAAGTACAAGATTTGTAGCCATGAGCCCACTTCTGGATCGCTTGACAAGGTGGCTAAGGCGGGGTCTAAACTGCTGACGCTCTGGGAGCGCTACGTGGAGTACCTGACGCCTAACGCCTCTCCTAAGACGATTAACGGCACCTACGACCCCGTCACCGCCCACATTGGTCGGTGTAAGACGGATGGGTTGGTAGATCAGCTAAAGTTTCGTCAACAATTGCTTAAAGCCACCACCCAATCTCAGGCTCGTCGTACCCTGATGCAGTTGTCAGCCGCTTGTAACTGGGGAATCCAGCATAAGCTGGTAGCGAGCAACCCTTTCCAGGGTATGTATCTTGCTTTGGATCCAACCAAGCCGCTGCCACCTGTGGCGTATTCGGTTGAGGAGCGCGATCGCATTATTGGAGCCTTTGAAGCTCGTCAGGGCAAAGGCATTACGTATCAGCACTACGCTCCCTTTGTGAAATTCCTGTTTTGGACAGGTTGCCGCCCCTGCGAGGCTATTGGCTTGCGCTGGGGCAGCGTAGCGGACGATTGCAGCAAAGTGCATTTCCACGAAAGCATTGTGGAAGTGTCAGGCAAGAAGGAACGCCGCGAAGAAACTAAGACCAATGTCAGACGCTGGTTCACCTGCCCAGGGCGTTTGCAGCAACTATTGCAATCAATTAAGCCTGATGAATGCCTGCCAGAGGATTTGGTATTTCGCGCCCCCAAAGGTGGCATCATCAGCGAGAAAAACTTCCACCAACGAGCCTGGTCAACCGTAACGACTGCATTGGGATTGAACGAAAAGGATGGGGCCACGATGACCCCCTACAACTGCCGGGATACGTTCATCACACTTCAGGCATTGGCCGGGCACTCGTCTACTACCATTGCCCGGTGTAGCGGATCGCGCTGAATGAGATCCAGATCGATCAGAATGGGATCTCATTTTTCCCGTTCATTTAGTCAAAGAGCTTTTGGCCTTATTGAGAATCGCTAGCACACTGTTCAACTACAGTCCTTGGATGTTAGCGCACTGCTAAGGGTAAAACTATTGGACTGGCAGAGCCCGGCTGAAAGGGCAATTAAAGGGTGCTTAAAGCTCTTTTACGGGATGTGCTGCTGCCCACCCAGGACGAACCTGTCCGCTGGTATTGAGCTGGCCCCAGGCTGCCCACTGATCAGCGGGGTAGACTAGCCGCACCGCCTCAGAGAAGCCTCGATCTTCGATTGCTGTGCCGTCGGCGCGAGTGTTGTTGTCGTGGGCGTAGTGCTGTGGGCAAAATGGGTTTTCCTCAACCAACTGCTGCAACAGCTGGCGGCGCATCATCCATAGTGCCCCATGCATGAACTTACGAAAGGGTGGGCCAGTAGTAGGGACGGCCATGAAGCTCCCTGCCCACTGCGACTGGGGCCAGTGGGTGAAGGGTTTTTGCAGGTAGGTGTCTGGATCGAGCTGCACCAACACCTCGCAACCATCTAGATGGGCCAGGGCCAGGGTGCAACGGCGATAGCTGTATTGATGAATGCTTGCCGGTTGCTTGAGAGGTTCGGCGGCATCCCCAACGATCGCGCCCGGTAGTGGCCCGGGGCTAAAGCCATCGGGCAGGCAAAGGATTTTTGCCTCAGGGTAGAATGCCTCGATTTGGCCCACCAGTCTGGGGGCCAAGTGCCAGTCGCTGGGCGTGGTTGAGAAGAAGAAGCCTAGCTGCATGCCACGTACCAGAGTGGGGTGCCTGGGGGATAGCCTTCATCGTTGGGGTAACTGCCCAGGCTGCAAAGCCCTGGAGGCCCTTCTTCAGGCTCTTCTTCGCAGTCCGGGCAGAACCACTGAACGATCCACAAGCCGTTACGTTTCAGCCGGAAGAACGCGCCATCGTCTCCCTGGTAGAGGTCACCAGGGTAAAAGGCTCCGGCGTCTGGGTAGCTGTCGCTATCAAAAGTCATCGTGCCGGTTGGCAGCCATTTGCCATCTTCCACCGGGGATGCGACATACATTCGCCCAATCAACGTGTTGTGGTAGAAGGCGTTAGGCACCCAAGGCACTTCGGTCAAATTAGGGTCGCCCTCGCCGTAGATAATTTGCGCCCCGCCGCTCACAGCCCGCCAGTCCTCAGTCTCTTGCACCCAAATTGAAAGGTCATTGGTTTCAGTGTTGAGCCATTTGTCGCCGTCGTAACGGGCATCAGCAACCCCATCTGGGTCGCGGGGTTGCAGCTGCACCGCCCCCAGCGCAACTACATCTCGCTGCAATGCCTCCAGTTCACCGACTACCCAGCCCTGGTCAGCGTCGGTGGGTGGTGCATTGACTGCACTGGTTTGCGAATCCGCGAAGCGTTGCACCGGCAGCCGCTTGCCTACCAGAGCCCCGTTGGTGAGTGACTGCGCTCGCACGGTGCCACCGTCTGGGGTGCTCACCAACCAATCGCCGGTCACCGGGTCGTAGCCTGTGGCGGTGCCCGTGATGGGCTGGTCGCGGGCCTTTTTCTCTGCCTCGGCCTGGGCTTGGGTGGCAGCGGCTGTAGCCTGGGCGGTGGCGATCAAGCTGCGCTGCCGAGCACTGATCCCGTTGGTAGAAACAGCGTCGGCGGTGCGATTAGAGCCGGTGGTCGTGAGTCGAGCCATTAGCTACAGGGTTGAGAAACAGTGCATCCGGTCAAATCAAAGGGTTGGCCAATAGTCACGGACAAAGAAGAAAGCTGAATAGCCCCACCGTCATCCGTTGCGCTGACGCTGTCTGTTGTGACCTCGTAGGAGCCATCACGGCTAATCAGCTTGGCATTGTCTGCTGTGCCAGAGGCGACAGCCACGGCACTGATGGGCAAACCTGTGACTGTGGCGATCGAGGGGCATGCCATCGTGGGTGTGCCAAAAGCTGCGGTGCTGTTTAGGTTGAAGGTCAGGAGTAACGTGGCTCCATCGTAAATTTTGACAGTAGGGGTGCCAGTGCCAGCGTCGAAGATGGCGACGCCACCAGCGAGAGATGCTTGAGCATAAGCAGGGGGATAAACGGTGGCCATCTAAGCTCCTAGATATTGCCAGATGAATGTTGGAACGATGACTCCATCCGTGATGGTAAGAGTTGAGCCGGTGAAGTTGGCGAGACCGACCTCGATATAGTCATCTGCTTCTAGCAGCAGATGTCCTGATACTGCAAAGTTTATGGTCTCTCCAGATAGATATTTAGTGTCTTCAACTAGGGAGGCACTTCCATTTTTGTTGATAGCAAAAAGGGCCATGCCGGTTCGAACCCCTGCCTCCCTTACCACAAACGAGTAGCTGTAATATCCCGCCGCCGTAGCAATGATTTGCGTCGGGGCCCCAGAATTCCAGTAGGCGTTATCGTCCTTGACCTCTACATCCCAGGGGATGTACTCAAACCCAGACGCTGCAATAGCCAAGTCTGCACTTCGCTCCAGATGGGCAAGACTCAGTCCACCCCCCCCGCCCGCAGCAGCATAGGTTTTGATTTGTAAGCCAGTGACTTTTTCTGAAGTTGTGCCCCCAGTATCGACCTCAAACTGCATCTCATCAGTAACAGCAGACGCTGGGCTGAGATCGTTGATTTTCACATTGGCCATAGCGTTACTCCGGTAAGGTTCGCGTATCGTCGTCGGCAGTTATCCGGGTGTCGCCGTCGGCAGTTGATCGGATATCGGTGACGCTGTCGGTGATGGCAGCACTGAGCACAGGCACTGGTACAGACAGGCCCACCACCGCCTCTCCAGTGAGCACCACATCAAACGGCGGGGCTGGCTCAGGCAAATCTGGCGTAGGTGGATCGCCTGGGGCAGACGGCGGCGGCAAGGGCGCATCCACCGACACGAGGCCCAGCTCAATGCCTCGCCCCCCGATCGCCGCCGATCGCCCATCAATGGCGATATTCAGCGCCTCTACTAGGTAGGCAGTGCGCCGACCATCGACGGTGAAGTCAACGCGCCGCACCGGGGTAAAGTCTTCAAGCCAGCCCTGGGCCAGGTCAGCGGCCCAGGCGATGGCGAACTGTCGGCCCTGGCGAATGCTGCCCCAAAGCTTGGCCCGATCGCGGCATTGGGCATGGCTCACACCCATGCCAGCGGGCAGCGTGATAGCCCAAAGTTTCTCCGCGAAACCACTCCCCGCGGGCGACGTGAATTTGGCCGTGCCAGAAACCTGGCGCTCGGTGCGCTGCTTTTCGGCAGGGCGGTATTGGGTGGCGGGGGGCGTGTTGTTGGTTGAGGCCCCGCGTCGCTGCGGCAGCGGGCTAATCGACCCATCGCGATTAACCTGGGTGCGGCTGTAGGTATACTCTTCGGCCCCTACTTTTTCCCAGCGCTCGATGGTGATCTGGGCGATCGCCGTAGTCACTGTCACCCCAGAAATGACGGCCCGCTCAAGGGTGGTTTGGCGGGCGATGACGGTGCTCTCAGCGTCGTAGGTGTAAGCGATCGTTCGGCGCGTTTCGATCGCCAATGCGGTCGGTGTGCCAAACAGCGAGTTAGGGAAGATGGCCGCCACGGGCCTGCGAATCGTTTCTACCTCGCTGGTGAGCCTGGAGGTGATGCTGGCGTAATCCCAATCACGGGTCAGCTCGCTCTCGGTGATGAGCGAGGTCGTTGATGGGAAGATGGCGGGCAGCACCACATTGGCGGGTTGCTCGACCAGCTCGGTGTAGGTGGGGCTGGTGGTGTCGCGGTCAGCGTAGGTGACGGTGGTGCGCACGGTCACCCCGTCTACCGTATCCACTGTCACGTTTGAGGTGTTGCCGACACTATCTATTGAGTAGGTGGTGCCCGTCACCCGCACGTCTTCAGGGGGTGACTCCTGCGCCGTCTCGGGCACGTAGTCGGCCTCGTCGCGGCCCACAACGTAATGGGCGAATGGGGCTAGCCCTTCGGTAGTGAGCGGGGTGGCCCGCACATCGCCATCGGCCTGCTGCCAGAGCACATACCCGCCAGCGTAGGCGACCTGGCCAGCGTAGGTCATCCACGAGCCCCCTTGATTCTTTCCTGGGCTAAAGGGCAGGGCCAGGCCCGCAATGCTATCGGTGAGGGCGGGTGCCCCGGCCTTGGCTAGGGCCGCATTGACTAAAAACGTGGCGCTGGTGCTGGTGCCGTATTCGATGCCGCTGGGGTCGCCCTCAGGCGCGCGGTAGTTGAGCAGGTCGGCGTCGGTGCCCAGCTCCAGGTCGATAAAACGGTTGCCGGGGTAGGGGCGGTTGGGGTAGCGCAGAATTTTGAGCGGCCACGGCAGCGGCACCCATGACCCAAACCACAGGCTGATGGCTACGGTGTTACGCGGTGCCCATCGGCTTGGGTTGACCCGGCAATCGAAGGACTCGGTGAAGCCATCGACGTAGGCCGCCAGCCGCAGGGTGCCACGGGGGGCAAACCAGGCGCGATCGCCCCACACCTCGGTGCTGAGTTGCAGGGTCTCGAAGGCGGGCGACACGTCGAGGTCGTCGGTGCCGTTGTTGATGAGCACCTGGGTACGGAGCGATCTGAGGTCGTTAACGGTGGTGGCTAGGCTCATGCAGCGGCCACCTTCGTTGTTTCAATCAGCTGGAAGGTGGCCTTGTGCCAGCCATTGCCCAGTTTCTCGACGGTTAAAGCCCCCTGAAACTCGGCATTAAACCGGGCGTAATAACGTACGTTGCTGCCCAGCGTCACCGCCGCTGGCGAGCTTGTGGCGAGTGCTCTAGTACGGGGCGATGGCTCGGTGTAGGGGCGAATTAGGTCATCGACGACGACGGAGCCAGGGGTGAGCTGGTAGAGGTCATGCATAGATTGCAGGATCTCGGCGGTGGCCAGGTCAACCACGGCGGTCACCTGCCACAGGTGGGGAGGCTCGTAACTGGTGCCCCGCCGGTTCATGCTGCCGTAGGCGGTGCGGGTGAGATCGGCGGTTTCAATGCGCTCGCGGGGAAAGTTGCCGCTGCCGAAGCGGCTGAGGGTGGCGGTGAAGCTGTAGGCAGTGAGAGTGAGGGTGCTCATGGGTTCACCCCCTGGGCGGACTGCCTGGCCACGTCGCTCAAGATTCGGGAGGTGTCAGCCACCGGATCGGGGGTCTGCACCGTGAGCTGGCGCGGGCTGGCCGCCAGGGCGTTGACCGCCGTGCCGAGCGCCTGAATCTCGGCCACCACTGGGGCCACGAATTGAGAGAGGTTGATCTGGCTTGGCGATGAAATAGACTCTAGCCCCGCCAGTGCCTGCACCTGAGGGTTGGGCCGTGCGGCGGCCAGCAGAGCAGGCAATGCACCTTGGGCCTGGGTAAGCTCACGCTGCTGCTGTAGGTCGGCCCGGTCTACCAGGCGATCGCCCCGGCGGTCGAGTGAACGGGAAATGCCGCTGACCTCATCATCGAGCGATCGAGCCTGACCCTGTTGCTGGTTGGCCAGACCAATATCCTGCTGCTCTTGCTGGGCTACTAGCGCCTGACGCTGGCCCGCCCCGATCTGCTGCGATAGCGCGGCCTCCTTCTGCAACGAGTCGATTAGGTCGGCCTGGGCGGCGGCCTGTTGGTCGAGCAGGGCCAACTGGCGATCGGCAATTTGCACCGCGCTATCATCGCCGCGCAGCTCGGCCAAGGTGCGCTCGTTTTCGATTTCGAGGCGCTGTAGTTCGAGTTTGGCCAGCCCTAGCTCTTGCTCGCGAATGGCCCGCTGTTCGGCCAGGGCGGCCTGTTGTTGGCCGAGGTCGAAGGCTTGTAGCTCTAGGGCTTGCTTCTGCTCTAGCTGGGCCTTCTCGGCGGCGAACCGCTGCTCGGTGAGGGCTAGCAGTTCTTGGGCAGCTTTGCGCTTTTTGCTGTCGCTGGCGTCTTCATCGCCGATGATTTCGCGCAGGCCGTCGGCGCGGGCGTCGTTGATGGCCCCCTGCAACTCGCCCACTGCCGCCAGCAAATCGCCCTGGGATTTGAGCAGATCGGCTTGGCGAGTGAGGGCATCGGCCACGCGATCGAGCGATTGAAGCTGAGTCTCGGCGGCTTCAATGGCGAGCTGGCCATTGCGCACCAGAGCTTTACCCTCGGCCTCAATCGCTTTGATTTGCTCTTCGCGGGCCTTGGCTATGTCAGCCTGCCGTTTGACCTCGGCATCGGCGGCAGCTTTGCGATCGGCGTCTAGCTTCTTAACCCGATCGGTCTCAGCTTTGGCCGATTGCTCTTGGGCCTTGGCGGCATCCTCGCGGGCTTTGGTGTCGGTCTGGGCAATGCGGAGGCGATCGCCCGACAACGCTTTCTCGGTATCGGCGATCGCCTGGGCTACCTTTGTGGCCTCTTCGGGTTTTAGCCCTTGGCTCTGGAGCACGGCCAGTTGAGCTAGGAAGTCCTCATTTTGTTTAACCCGCTGTTCCAGAGACTCGCGCTCACGGGCTGTAATCTCATCCTGGCCAGCGCCACTGTTTAGGAGGTTGGTTTTGGCGTCGGTGGTGTCGTTTTCGATTTTGTCTAGGGCGGCTTTGTTGGCGTCGGCCAGGCGGGTGAGGGCGGCTTCTGCTGGCTCGGTATCGACGGTGGGCGCGGCGGGCTTTAAGAATTCCTCAGCCTTTTTCTTGTACTCACCAAAGGCGGCATTGAGTTCGTCAACGCCTTCTACTGAGCCATCAAACGCGCCCTTGAAGCCCGTGGTATCAGTCTGAAGGAACCCCAGTAATTTTTGCACTTGCTCGACTACTGGCTGTACCGCTGGCAACACCCGCCCCAAGCCGTCAAGCGCACCCCCTACAGCCTCAAGAACTCGGTCTTTCAGAATGGTGAACACTTCACCCAATGCACGCAAAATCTCGGTAAATGCGGCAAAGGGGGTGGGGAATTTGAGGAAGCGATCGAGGTTGTCACCGATGACTGGCAACGCCTCAGCCTTGCTTTGCAACTGCGCGATGCCATCAGCCAGGGCGATAATGAACTGTACCGTGGTGCCGATCGCGGTGATGGCATCGGCCACCACTTCAAGCTGTTGGGCAACCTGCTCGACGTTGCCCTCTTCGCTGACAAAGGCGGTAATGGCATCAAGCACCCCGGCGAGCTGTTCAATCGCAGCATCGGCAATCTCAGCCAAGGCACCGCCAAAGGCCTCGGCTACCTCTGGGCTATCGGTCAGCACGGCTTGTAAGCGCGTAGCTGCATCGGTCAAAACGTCGAGGCCAGCGCTCTGCTCTGCCGCCTCGGCCAGAATGGCGCTGATCGTAGAGAGGCCCCCGGCGAGCGCTGGCTCCACGGCTTTGAACAGCGACTCTTGCAGGCGAGTAAAACCGTCGCTGATATTGGAGATTTGACCGGGGATGGTTTTGCTCTGGGCCTCCATCAGGCCCCCAAATTTTCCACCCTCCTTGGTGAGGTTGATGAATGCCTGCTCTAGTTCAGGAAACCCGATCTTGCCCTGCTCAACTAGCTTTTTGACCTCGGCCTCGCTCACACCAAACTGAGCGGCAAACTCCTGAAGGATGGGGATGCCGCGCTCGGTGAGCTGGTTGACATCCTCTGCATACAGACGTCCGGCGACTCTGGCCTTGCCGTAGATGGTGGCCAGCTCGCCAAAGTCGGTGTTAACGCCAGCGGCCACGTCACCGACGCGGCGCAGGTTCTCGGTAATCTGGTCTGACTGAAAGCCAAAGGCAAGCAGCTGTTGCCCGGCCTGTCGCACCCCTGGCAGGTCGAAGGGCGTAGTCGCGGCAAAATCGCTCAGCTCACCCAATAGCGCTTGGGCATCTTCGGCGCTGCCCAAGATGGTGGTGAACGCAACCTCCGACTGCTGGGCTGCACCACCGACTGCCAAGGTGTTTTGCACAAAACCAAACAGCGCTTGGCCAGCTGATTGCAAAGCATTGGTCAGCAGGTCGATCGCAGCAAATGCGGCCCCGGCTGCTAGACCTGCGATCGCGCCCTGCAATCCGTCGCCCTCTTTTTTGGCATTGGCGGTTTCGTCGCCTAACTGCCGCATTTTGCGGGTGACCTGCTCAACTTCTTTGTCGCTGAGGCCGTAAGCCTTCTTTAACAGCTCAGCCCGGCGGGCAGTCTCCAGAGTTTCGTCAGCCAGTTCGGAGATCGCCCGCTCTAGCAGCTTTACGTCCTTGTCGTCAGCCTTCAGCGTAATGTCGGCCTCAACGTCGCCGAGCTGCTTGCGAATTACCGCTGCCGCTGCTACAGCATCGCGCTCCAGCCCTGCCTTGGCCAGGGAGATTTTGAGTTGGAGTTCTGCGTCAGTCACCAGCGGCAGCCTTTATAAATTCCAGATCGACTACACTCGCCACCCACCCAGGCAAATCGCCCTTACCAAACAACTCCATAAACAACCGGGCAGCCGCAGCGGGTACCGTCTCGCGGGCCTCCATTTTGTAGAGCAACTGGGCGGGGCCATTAAAGTCGCGGGCCTTGCACTTCACGCTGTGGCTTTGATAGATCGCAGCGGTGGCCGCCGCCTGGGGCTCGGCCTCCCGCGCGGCCAGCACCAGGTCAGCCTTGCTAGCCGCCTGCAGCAGGCCTATAGGGGTATGCCCGAATTGGTCTGAGGTGAATCGGTGGGGCCAGCGGGCACTGATTCGCCAGTAGATTTGGCTAAAGGCTTCCCGCGCTTCGGCTTCGTACTGGTGCCAGTTGGGGCTTTTTTTTCAGCGTCACCCCCGGCTTCGTCGATCGGCTCCCAGCCCCGGCGTTCGTTGAGCAAGAAATCGGCCAGCTCTTTCACCAGCGCCTTCGGCAGGTTTTGGGTCTGGCTAGTGTGCTGGTCGGGGTAGAGGCGCTTGAGTGCGATGGTGGCCAATCCCACCCAGACCAGCACCATGGGTTCCTCGCCCTGGCTCTCTTCCCACGCTTTGAGAATGGGGATGATGGCCAGCTCTTCAGCGGGGGTGACGCTGCCCAGCTTGGGTAGGGCAAAGGTGCCATAGCCAGAGGCGCTAAACGCTACGGTCTCGGCTTGCTCAATATCAAACGGTAGGGGCATCGGGCAACCTCTCTAGCAGAACTCGGTAGTAAACGCCCGCTGGGGGCAAAAGGACGGGGTATCTCGCGCCGTCGTCGGTGTTGATGAGGGTGGCTGCGGTGTCGGTGTCGCCCTTCTCTATAGCCAAGATGGCGACCTTGATGAACCCATCAATGGGGGTGCAGACAACGGCGATCGCCCCCTTACACCGCAGCAGGGGCACCCAGGTCATCAGGCATCAGCCGAGCTAAGTTTCTCGGTGGGCTTGCCCTCAAAGGTAAAGGTGAGATCAGCCGATACCGCGCCATCTGAAGGGCTAGCGCTAGGGGCAGCGGTTACCGAGCAGGGGCCTTCAATCACCTGGTCGCCGGTAATGCGCTGCACGTAGACATAGCGACCGTTGTTGGCCGCATGCAGCGCGGTGAAATAACCATCGTTTTTGGGGTGGTAGATGCCGGGCGTGGCCAGGCCGCGCGCCCCGCCAGTGACAATGCCGGTCTCATCACCCCCGGTGTTGAAGTTAGAGAAGGTGAAACGGTTGAAGCTGCGATCGAGGTCAGCCGCACTTCGATCCCACATGTAGGCGGGGAACTGAGCCACGGCCCCATCGGGAATGCCATCACCAGGAATCGCGACTTCAATGGCGATCGCGCTGCCGCTGCTCACGTTGGTGGCCACCTTAACCAGATATTCAATCCCAGTTGTAAGGTCGGTGAACATGAGGTATTGGCCCGCCTGAATGTTGGCGGTGATGGTCTCAGTCACCGTCAGCGTGGTGCCCCCATCGCCGCCAGTGGCGATGGTCAGCTCTTGCTGCACTGGGGCCGAGAACGACCCCTCAGGCAGCAGCGCCACAAACACATCTGTCTTGCGGCCCAGGGTGGGTAGGTGCGTCGCGGCACCGGTCAGCACGCGGTTTTTGCCAGTAGCTAGTTCGTAGGCCATGGGGTCTCCTAGTCGGGGGTGGGAAGGTAGGGCGCGGGCAGGTAGTCTTGCACCTCGCACCGCATCTCTAGCGAGTAAAAATAAAAGGCTTCGTCGTTGCGCTGGCGGAAGCTATCGGTGGCGGGGTAGAGTGCCCCGTCGTAGGTGTTGTAGGGCTGCTCGCCAAACAGTTGCAAACCAGTAAGCAGGGTCTTGGCTTGCTCCAAAATCGGCACCGCAGCCTCTGGGTCCCGTAGATCTTTTAGCAGCAGGTTGCAGATAAACCGCAGGGTGCGAGCCTGCTTTAAACCGCTATTAAAGGTCTCTCTATTGGGCGGCGTGTTGGTGCTGCCCGCGTAGAAGACTTGAAACTCACCCTTGCTCATCGGCCCTTGCAGCACTGGGCTGAGGGTAAGCCTCGCCCCCTGGCTCTTGATGGGGTCGAGAACGTCTTTGAGCACGGCCTGGGCGGTGGCAATCTGATCAGCGGTTAAGGCCATGCGCCAAAATCTCCTAGGGTGTCGCGGCTGAATATGGGCCTGGGCGCAGAGTAGGCGACCGGGCCTGGGCCAGGCGCTTCGTCGGTGGCAGGCAGGCCCAGGTTGACCGTGCCCATGGCAATCATCTTCAGCAGGGCCAGGGCATCCTCATACCGCTGACGCACATCTTCTTCCTGGGCGTTGTGGCCCAGCTTGTAACGGTAGATGTCTAGGGCCAGGCTGCGCAGCACCCCCGGCACGGTGGCCAGGGGTAGGGCATAGCGGCCACTGAGATAGCTATCGATCAAGCTGTCGCCGTCGGCGGCCACCCGATCGAACACGGTGCTGTCCACCGCAGTGGCGGTCGGGTCTTCGAGGTTGGTCAGCTCAATGGTGAGCTGCTCCCCAAAGGCGTCAATGAATTCTGACTGGGTGGCGTAGGGCACGGGGGTGAGGGATGAGGGGTGGATAGGTGAGAGGGGCTACCCGCCGACTTGGGCTTTGAACTCTTTGCCGGGCTTGAACTTGGGCCGCACCTTGGCAGGAATGTGAACGGGCTCACCCGTGCTGGGGTTGCGGCCCTCGCGGGCTTTGGTGTGCTGCGCCTCGAAGGTGCCGAAGCCGACTAGGGTGACTTTGCCGCTGTTGGCCACTTCGCCCATGATGGCTTCAAGGATGGCGTCGATCGCACGGCCTGCTTCTTTCTGGGTCAGCTCCGCGTTGGCGGCTACCCGTTCGGTCAGTTGAGCTTTGTTCATGCGCTGTAGTCCTCTTCTAGGGTGTCCATCTCTGACTCATCAAAAACCTTGGCAGGGTCGCTGCCGCCGTTGTCGCCGCCGCCACCGCCCTGACGCCTACCGGGAAAACTGCCGCGATCGCCGCCAGCAATCTCAAACTCCTCAACGGCGTGGGTGCCCCCACCCCGGCGCTGGCCAGGAAATTCACCGCGCTTGTCGGCCTGGGCGTCGTCGTCGAAGGCGCGGGTTCCCCCACCAACTCTGCGGCTAGGGAATTCGCCGCGATCGTCTTTGCGGGCCAAGAAGCCCTCATACATTGCGCCGAACATCATGCCCATAGAGGCGCTCATGATGGCGATCGCGATAATCAGTACGGCAGCGGTCAGGAGGTCGTTAGTCATGGTCTCGGGGCAAGTACAGGGAACTGGTCTCGGGCGGGGGTCTCTGCTCGCACCAGAATGGCGGTGGCAAAGAAAATGGTCACGGCCAGAATGGAGGCGCAGGCTAGCATCACGTCGCCAGGGTGCAGCTTCATAGCGTCACCAGGGGAAGGACTTCAGCCCAGCGCGTGGCGCTTAGGCCAGAGGCCCTCTGCGCCTCGTCCAATGTGGCAAAGGGTTGAGCTGCCACTAGGCGGGCGGCCACCGCCTTGCCAATGTGAGGCAGCTGCATCAGTTCGTCATGCCAGGCGTTATTGAGGTTGATAAGGAACGACCCTTTTGGCAGGGCCGCGTCGGTTCCATCAGATGGTGGGGATAAAGAAACCGGGGGGAGTGACGCCCCGGCGGTGGCGCTTTCGTCGTCGGCCAAACTTTCAACCACGCCCAGCTCGACCAGTTCCTTAGCCGTCTCGGGGGTAAGGTCGATCAACTCCCCAGGCTGAACATCTGGGAAGGTGCCGAAGTTGATGGCGGTCAGGGCACGGTACATAGGTCAAAGGGGGGATGAAGGGAAATTGGCCAGGCGTGGCCATTACGCCACGGCGGCGGAGATCAGATAGCCCAGGTCAGCCGCGCTGATAATCTCTTTCTGGCTCCAGCCCACCCGAGTAATCTGCCCGCCGCGCATGCCGATATGGGGATCGGGGATGGTGCCCGCAATGCGAGTGCCAAACTGGCCAGTAAAGCCAAAGGTGGTACCCCGCTGAGGGCCAGCCAGCACGTCGCGGTACATCATGGAGATCGACTTGCCCCACACCCGCACAAAGGTGGGAGTCTGCCCACGGGCAGCGGTGTTAATCCATCCCTGGCCCACCAGCACGGCCTCAATCTCCAGCAGCTCGGCCAGTTGCTCACGGGCAATCACCCCGGCCTCACCGGCAGTGGCGCTGCGGCCTGCCCCGGTGCCCTTGATGGCCGCCAAAATGGTGGGGTGCTGGCGCAGCACACGCCACACGTCTTGCCCCATGGCGATCGCGTTGGGGCGCATCAGGGGCACGTCGAGTCGGGTCAGCAGATCGTTCAGCGGGTTGCTGTCGGGGTGGCTGTATTGGCCGCTGCCCGACAGAGTGACTTTGTTGTCAGTGGGGTACTGGGCCGCGTCAAATACCAGATCGGCCACGCGCTTTTCGCGGCGCAGCTCTAGCAGGTTCGACAGGTACATGGTGCTTTTGCCCACCACGTCGTAGCCAGGGATGTTGTTGGCGTCGATGTCATCCTGCGGGATGGGGTCGTCGTAGGCGTAGTCTTCGGTGCTGTCGGTCTGCTCGGTGCCGGTAAAGCTGATCTGGTTGGGCCGCGACTTGCGCCCTACCTTATCGTCGGGGGCAGTGTAGCCCTCTTCTTTGGTGTGCTTAATCCAGGTGAACTTCTTGCTGACGGGGGTAATCGGCAACACCTCGTCGGCAATCATCGCGGTGTTGCGATAGGCGATCGCCACCGCCGTGTACTCGTTATTAATCGGGAAAGGATAGTTGGCCGTCATGGCGGGTTCTCGTTAGGGATAGATGGGGCGTAGGGTGGGCACCGCCCACCAATCAACTAGGGCTTACGCGCCCTGCAATGAGCCAGGCTGGAGCAGCACAGAGCCGTAGTCGCCGCTAACGCCTGCGGTGAGGGCGACCCCGCCAATGCGATTGTTCACGCCAGCCGATGGAGCGGCCACCACGGCCTTGCCAGCCGAGTCACTGGTTACCAAGTCGCCAGCCGCCACGGTGCCGCCGTAGATAATCTCAGCAATGCCAGTGAGGGCAACATCGACCCTGTCTCCACTGGCCGACGCAATCTCGGTCGTAGCGCCAATAATCTTGTCGGTGGCCGCAGCGGCAACAACGACCTGCCCCGCCGTGCTGTGGGGTTTGACAAACAGACGAGCGCCAATTGCGCCGCCTGCGTTATAGGCCTTGATTAATCCGTCAGTGCGCATGGTCATGGGGTTCACGGGTCTAGGGTTTAGGGTTCAAGGCTGGGCAAATGCGACAGACCTGTCGCTTATCGCTTAGAAACTCGGCGCACGGCTTCGTCAGGGGCGACGGTAATGCCCTTGGCCCGCTGCTCAGTGATGTAGGTCGTTGCGGCCTGGGCTGTAGCGATCGGGTCTTCGGCAAAGTCAACGGTGTCGGTAGCCCCAGCCACCTCGCCAAATTCCACCAAGGGTGGAAGGGCATTTAATAGCCCCTTAAACCGCTCTAACGGCGTCTCGCCCTCGGCGAACTCCACCTCGCTCGGGTGGCGGCCATCCAGATGGCAGAGCAGGTCAACCACCGTGCCCTGCTGGCTGGGGTGAATTTTGGTTTTGATGCCCTCAGCAAAGGCAACGTGCTCGGCTTTAGCCAACTCAGCCTCGCGGGCGGCCAGGGCGGCTTCGCGATCGGCCACGGTTTTTTCGCGGGCTTCTAGTGCGGTAGGCATGGTTTCGGCTTGCTCAGTAGGTGGGTTGGTGGGAACGCCGACGGCAGGGGCGACAGATTCGCCGCCCCCAGACGCGTCTTCATTCCCCGTTTCTTCTTTAGGGGAATCTTGCTCAGCAAACATCACATCGGCTCCCGCCGTGGGCTGCATGGATGCCATCCACGCCTCTTCAACCGCCCAGTCGGGGATGATGCTGTCTGCCTTCTCCACGCCTGCGGTTTCGATCAGGTAGTCGCGCAGGCCGCGAAACACTTTGGCCAAAGTCCAATCAGAGGTTTCGGCAAAGGCGACCTCTACCACATCGCCCTCGCCCTCTTCGGCAAACTCCACATCGCGCAGACCTTTGATGGCCGGTGGCTGCGCCCCCAGCAGGCCCACATCGCGCAGGTAGTAAACGCCAGGCACCGGGTTGCGGGGAGAGTTCGGTGTGTAGAACCGGGCAGAGCGCTTTTTGAAAGGGCCACTCACCAGCTCGGCAAATTCCACCACGGTGTTGTGGGCCTCGGCCACCAGGCCGCCTTCGCCAAAGACCAGGTCTTTAATCCAGCCGTAGGCGGGGGCGGTGTGGGTGGGGTGGCCAATTACCACCGGGGCTTCGTGCTTGGTGGGGTCGTAGGCAGCGGCGCTGGCAATGAGATCGCATTCAGTAAAAGCGACGGTCGTACCGTTTTGATCGGTAAAGGTTCCAGGGGTGGCCAGGGGAAGGCGTGCCATGTAGCGCTCGTGTTGACTGCGCCTATTCTGCCGCCCACAAAAATAGGGGCCAAGGCGCTTCAATTCGCCTCAAACCCCCGTCCGCTCTAACTTAGAGTAGTCGCAGTTGCCCAAGTCGATCAACCGAGGTTGCCCCGTGCAAGACTATCAGCCGCCCTTCAGCTCTGTGCCCAAATACGCTCCGATCGACGTGGCGACCAGCGGCAACAATACCCTGGTCGCAGCGGTCAGTGGCAAGCGCATTCGCGTGTTGGCGGCGATACTAATCTCTGCCGGGTCGGTCAATGTGCGGTTTGAGTCTGGTGCCGATGGCGCTGCGCTCTCTGGGCAAATGGCCTTGACCGCCAACTCTGGTTTTACAATGCCCTACAACCCCGCTGGCTGGTTTGAGTCTGTCGCTGGAGCGCTGCTCAACCTGGAGCTGTCTGCCGCTGTCTCGGTCGATGGTTTCCTAGTCTATGCGGAGGTGTAGGGATGTCGATGCTCTTGCTGGGTGCAGGGCGAGCTGCATTAACATCTCCCTATGATCCTGACGCTGCAACTTACATTGCAGCGGTTGAAGCTACCGATGGTCAAGCGCTGGAAACCTCGACTAGGCAGGCGATTGACGCTTTCTTTGTAGGTCTAAAAGCTGACGGGAATCTCTCGAAGTTAAAAGCTGCTTGCATTCTGGGGGGCGCAAGAACACTGGCTGGCTCACTGGTGCCGCTAATGGCTACCATGCCAGCTCCTACGAATTTTGGCTTTGTGGCGGGCGACCGAAGCCGCGCTACTGGGTTAGCTGGGGATGCAGCCTCTAAGTATCTGGGCGTGAACAGAAACACAAATGCAGATCCGCAAGATAACTACCACCAGGCGGTATACCGCACCAGCGGGAACACTGCCAACCAAGTACTCATCGGTGATGACGGCTCTCCCACTCCCGCCTCAAATTGCCTAATCTATTTCAGCAGCACCATAAGGAGTAGGAGCAGAAATTCATTCGCGACTACCCATGGAGCGTTTTCGGGGATAGGCCTAATTGGCACCAGCCGAAGTGGGGCTACCAGCTACACATTCAGGTGCAATCAGTCTTCTAGCTCGATTGCCGTCAACTCTCAAAATCCCCGTGATTTTGCCACAACTGTTTACGGCGTGCCGGGGATTCTTAGTGGCTCAAGGCTGCTTTACTACTCTGTCGGAGAAGCCGTAGATCTAGCAACTCTTGAATCGCGCCTCAATACTCTCGCTGCTGCACTGGCTACCCTATGACTCCTGCTGAACTCCACAGCCACCTAAGCACCAACCCTGGCAAATCGTACACCACCCTCAACGCAGAGGCTCGGGCGCTGCTGCGAACGCACCTTCGACCCGGCCCCGGCGGATTTACTCAGCAGCAGCGAGAATGGCTGCAAGGCTTTTACCTAGTGCTGCCCGACCAAGCGACCCATGACGCGATCGCCGCCGTCCTGTCCCCTGGTCTATGTTTGAGCACTTTAGAAACGCTCGACAAAACTCTAGTGCTCAATGCTGATTTGCTGACCGACTGCCTACAGCCCGAAGACAACTGGAGTGCGATCGCGCCCCACCTGGCCACCCTAGAGATTCGCTACGTTCCCGCCGAAGATTTCCCCGAGGCCGAGGCCGAGATCTAAAAAGCCCCCGGTGCCAAAACACCGAGGGCTTTGCGCTGCCCCTCGCGGGGCTAGGCGCTAAAGACGGGTATCAAGGCCTCCTTGCTCGTCGGCGATCGCTGCACCAGCTCCTCTCTTCGCTCAATCAACCAGCACACGCTTGGCAATCATGGTTGCGAGTAGGCCTAACATTACATAGCCCAGGAATACTTCAACGACGCTGAGCACCTTTGCCATTGGAGAAACTGCGTAGAGGTTTGCCCCAAGAGACGTGAAGGTTGCTGCTGAGTAGTAGAGTCCGTTCCAAAAGCCTGGCTCTGAGATCATGCTGTCAGGGCTAAAGGCTAGGGCAAACAGCACAACCGTTACCAGGCACCAGCCAAAGAACCTAGGGAATGAGCGCCCATAGTCTGTAGTGATTTCTAGAAACTTCGCGAAAAAGGGGTAGCGGCTTTTGAGGTCAGCTATGCGCTGCTGGTTAAAAGCGAAGCTGCGTAATGGCCAAGCCAGGGTAAAGTCAACCTTGGCCAGGTTTACGCCCAGCATGGTAGTGCGATTGTTGAAATCAGCGTTATCTATCAAGACTCCATCCATGGATGCCCAGCTGAGATTGGCACCTCTGAGATCCGTTTCTGACAGCCAGGTGTGATTCAAGTTAGCTTTGCTGAGATTGGCATTTTGCAGAGAGGCCGAAAACATATCGCAGTAGCTGAGGTCTACGCCGTTGAGGTCGGCTTCAGATAGGTCTATGCCCCTCAGGTCAGTTTGCCCATAGAACTTGCCCACCAGGCCATCTAGCACCTGGCGCTGGAATCCGCTGGCGCGCCACTTAACCAAAACGTAGTTTCCATGTCCAGCGGCCCAGCGTCGCTTGAGTTCTGCCCTGCCAATGCGAGCCATGGTAAGCAGCTCCTGAGAGCCCTCACCGATGTCTACCCCAGGGTTGATCAGGAGGTCGTTGTTGATTTCACCAGAGTCCATGCCGCCAAGCGCAAACGAGTGCTGCCAGTAAACTACTCGCTGGCCAAGAAAGCAACCTACTTTGTTTAGGTTTTTTGACCCTGGGTCAGCTCCGCCGCCGCCAGAGCCGCCGCCAGAGCCGCCACCAGCTGGGGCTTGGTCAACACCCCGTAACTGGGTATCTCCTTCTCCTTGGCCAGCTGCTTGAGCTTGCGAATACTGAGGCATGAGAGATCGGGTGCAGAGTTCAAATTTTGAAAATCGGCGATCTGCTTCAGCACCTCAGCCGAGAAAGCCTGGCAAAACCGCTGTCTCAGCAGCGCCCGTTCTTCCTCGGTGAGAAAATCAACATCAAGCTGGTGGGCAACAATCTTTAAAGCGGAGTTCGTGTCTAGCATGGCCGGGCTTCTGGATCGCGATCGAGGCCTTCTCTAGCCTAGTACACCTGTCTGCGTGCTGAGATGGAAACCCCTCCCCCCACCCAAGGGACTTCCTGGGCATTCTGAGTGGGCTAGCCAAATAGGATGTAGCGCTGCGCTAAATCCACCAGCTCCTCAACTGCCTCGGGCAGCACCTCGCCCTGGTCATCCATCGGCAGCACCCGGCGGGCAGGGATGTTACGGCGGGGTGCCCCAAATTGGTGGATGGCCAGCAGGCTATATTCCCCCACTTTCTGGTTGCTGCCCACCTGGGCACCGTCGGGCAGCACCTGGCCTACGGTGCTGTCGAATAGGTTGCGGCTCTCGCGCAATATGCCGGGGCCTTTTTTGCGGGCCACGGTGGCGGGCTTGAGGGCGGGCCAGCCCGCACCAAAGGGGGCCGTCTCAGTGCGGTAGGCGGTGACGGCTAAGCCCTCTAGGTACTGTGCCCAGGCTTTGTAGAGAGGCTGAGGGTTAGTGAGGCGATCGAGCCGCAGGGTGGCGGCCAGGGCGTTGGCTACCTGGTTGTTGCCAAGGTCAATCGTTAAGTCAGCCATTGGAAAATGCCTCGGCAAACTTGCCGTCAAACGCAGCTATGGCCTCTTCGATCAGGGCTTTCAGCTCGGCGGGCATATCGTTGGGGAGCGTGCGATCGTCTGAGCCGTCAACCTCAAGCGCGTAGTCTAGACCAGCGTCAGTCAGCTCGCCATTGGCGTATAAGTCGTCGTAGTTCATTGCTGCCTCCGTGCTTCCTGAATAGCTTCACGCATAGCTTGCCGAATTGCGGATCGGTATTCGGCAAGCTGGGCTTTGTTAAAACGCTTGAAGTTGTCATCGGTGGGGATTAACTTGCCGTCTTTTACAACCCCGTACTGGGTGCCCCCGGCTGTATCATCGACCCCTGTGCCAATGGTCGGGCTTGTGGCACCGTCTCCAAAGGAGAAGCCAAACCTAGCATATTGGGCCTCTCTAAATGCGCCGCGAGTGTCGGAGGTGACGGCAGCAGTTTCAAACTTGGTGCCGTTTTTAACACCCTGAAGATGCTGCTCAAATACTCGCCGCACCTGATTAGCGATGAGCGTTGAGGCCTCCTTTCTAACTTCGTTGGTGGCACTGTATTCGCCATTGACATCGAAATTTACGCTATAGGCTTGGTCAAAACTGTATTTGCTAATTGTTACCCGTACAACGGTATCGCTTCCGTCAACATTGCCAGCAGAGATGCGAAAGAGATAGTCATCCCCACGTAGGCGCATAGATGGGTTACGCCGAATTTCTTCTTCGCTCAAGATTTGCCTGGGGTCTTCGCGCACTACATCGCTAACAGCCAATGGGGCCTTTGCCTGCGGCTCAAACCCATCCACCGCTGCCCGGATCTGCTGGGCAATCTCGGGCGGGCTGCGATCGATCACCCGCTGAATTAGCTCTTGTCGCCTGGCCCCTCGCGCCTGGCCAGGCTGCCTATCCCAGCCTTCGTCGGGGCGCAGGGTGGTGGTTACCGTGCGCCCATCGGGCATGTTCACCTGCACGGTGTCGCCCTTCTTCAGACTGCTCACCGCTAAGCCCTGGGCATCGAGCTGGCGCTGGCTCAGGCTAATATAGCGGCACCCACAGCCATAGCCAGCAGGCAGCGCCCAGGGCACCTGGTCGGCGCGAAAGACCACGCCATCGAGGGCGATGTGGTTGGGGCGCGGGGCGCGGCTGTCGCTGTGCTGGTATTGCAGGTAAGGCTGTAGACGCTGCACCGCTGGGTCTTGCTGATACTCATCGCGCCCGCGCCCGTAGGCGGCCCGCAGGTTGGTCTGGTAGATAATGCGGCTGCGCCAGGCCGCGTCGCCGTTGTAGTCCCACCCTTCGGCAATGCGCTCAAAGGTCTGCTGAAACTCCTCAGGGCGCACGCCCCGCTCAATGGCATCATCCACTGCCACCCGCAGCTCAGAGAGCAGACTGCCCTTGGCCCCGGCCACCGTAAAAAATGCGTCGGCCTCGTCGCCCGAGATGTCGCGCCAGCTCTCGGTGTCGAGGTTAATCTTGCCCCGCAAAAACTCCAGGGCCTCACCAAAGGGCTGCGTGCGGTAGCGATCGTCAATGGCCATGGATGTCCCCAAATTGATTCAGCAACCGCTGGGCTTCCTGCACCTGGCCCAGCACCGTATCGAGCATGGTCTGCTGCACCAAGTAGCAATTCAGCAGCGCCACAAACTGGTCAACCAACACGTCGTGGGGCATCGCCGCCGCCTGCTGCCGCACGTTGTGGAGGGTCAGCTCTCGCTCAAGGGAAGTCTCGCTCACAGCCCCTCCTGTGCTTCGTACATGCCCGCCAGTCGAGCTGCGCCCATGGCCTCGGCCAGCAGCTGCACCAGGTCGCCGTCGTCGAGGTCGGGGTAAGCCGTGTTTAAGGAGATCTTAAACGCCTCCAGGCTGTCGGCCTCAGCCAGCTTTTGGCGCAGCGCCTCCAGCATGCCCGCCATGGCGGGGCTAGCCTCTTGGCCCAGGCGCTGGGTAAACAGATCTGCCGTCGTCGTCGCAAAGGGCGGGGCGGCAAACGTGGGCTCAGCCATTTCCACCTCATCACCCTCTGGCTCCAGTTCCCCCTCTACTCCCTGGGAGAGGGGGCTAGGGGGTGAGGGTTCTAGGGGCAATGCATCGCTCAAGTTCACCGGCTCAAAGCCCTGGGTCGGCGTCAGCAGTGCCTTTGCCCGCGCCTCATCTACCATGGGGAAGCTGATTTGAATGAGCTGCACCGCACTCTCGATCGGCAGCTGCCCATTAGCCACCGCCTGCACCAACTCCATCAGGCTGCTAATTTGCGCACCGTTGAGTGCCGTGGCCTGCACGTCAGCAGTGGCCTCTAGAAGTGGCTCGGATGCCTGCTCTGGGTTGGCAGAGTCTTGGAGTTCATCCGAGGCCCCCGACCCCTGCCCCAGCTCATAGCCATCGCCGTAGACCTCAGCCACACTCTCCGGGGTGCGGCGAAAGCCCATGTCAAACAACAGCTTGTCTCGGGTGGCGATCGCCGTCAGATCCTCGCCTTCTTCAAACACCCAGCGAAAGTGGGGCGGCCTGGCCCCCTCGCCCAGCAGGGGGCGGTTAGCATCCACAATCCAGCGAATCAGGGTGCGATCGAGCGTGCGACTCAACAGGTCAGCATCGGCTCGAATCAGCGCCATCATGCCCGTGCGGGCCACCTCGTCGCGGGCGCGGCTGCCACCCCCGTCGCTCTGGTTGGTGGTGCCCGTCTGGCCCAGCACACACTCGCTGGTCTGCTCATCCATGAAGCGGGCCAGCCCCTCATAGGTGGTCACGTTGCCGCTTCGGGTCGCCTCCAAAAACTCAATCAGCATGCCCTCGGGCACGGTGGTGGCCAGCCCCTGGGTGAGGTTGGCCAGGGCCTCTAGCAGGGTTTGTTTGTCGGGGTCGCTGGTGCCAGGGGGGTACTTGCCCACGGGCGTCGGGCTACCAAACTTGTCGGCAAAGATGAGCCAAAACTGAATGTTCTGCCGCTTGAAAAACACCGGCCAAAACACCTTGCTACACAGGCCCAGGCCGTAGGGGTTGCTATCCCGCGCCGTGGGGCTATGGTAGACAATTTTGCGCGGGGGTATCGCCTCGCCCCGCGTGCCGGTGGCGTCGGTGATCAGCCGCAGCTCCCAGCCGCCGTCGCCTAGCACCCAGCCAAACCGCTGCTGCTCTTTATGGCGAAGCTCAGCGGCAAAGATCTCGCGGCCATCGGCGGCCCACATCACTTCGCCCACCCCGTAGCCCTTGGGGGTGGCCTCCAAAAAGTTCAGCGCCACCCCATCAAAGCCTTGCACCCCATACTCCTTAGCCAGGGGGTAGTCACGTACGCCCAGGGCTTCAAGCTGGGCATCTACCAGCTCGGCGGCCTTCACATCGGCGGCATCCTCACTGGCCGCCTCAACCCGCCAGTCACGGCTCACCAGCTCTAACGCTCGCTGCTGAAAGACCGCGTGGGCATGGCAGTCTTCCAGCACCCGGTCGTAGAGCAGCAGGCCCTGGCCACCGCCACGGGCTTGCAGGGTGCGATCGGGGTTGGTGAGCACAAAGCCCTGCCCCCCAAAAAAGCCCATAAAGCTCAGAAAGCTTTTCTCTAGGGTGGCAAACTCTTGTCTTAGGTTGGCAGGAACTGGCATGGGGCAACCTTTGGGGTGGGCAATCGCTGAATTAAAACTCGTCGTCGAGGGCACCACCGTAGGCGATCGCCCGATGGCCCAGCGCCCCTAGCACCAGGCGCAGCTTCTCTCGCCTGGCGTGGGGGCCTTGCTCCACGCTCGTAAACTCGCGGGGCGGGGCGGCCCAGTAGAGGCCGGTGGCGTAGTCAAACACGCCCAGGGCATCGGCTTGCTCATTTAGGGCGGCTTTGGCTTCGGCCAGGCTGGGGTGCAGCTGCTGGTTAATGGTGGCCAGGTCGCCGTTGCCCCACACCGCCAACAGGGCGTCGTTGGGGAAAACGTAGCCTTGGCCGTAGAAGCGTTTGTTGAGGTCGAGGGGCACGCCGTTGCTGGCATCAGGCCCATGGAAGTAGGTGATGTTGCAGGCCAGCTGGGGCGGAAACCCCACCGTGCCCCACCCATGAAAGCGATAGCGCTTGGGCTCTCGGTTAAAGGTGGGCAAGCCCCGACGCACTGCAAAGTTGTTGATCTCGGCCTGAATGGCAGGCCAGCCGCTGACAAAGCGCATCAGAAAGGGGACGGGGTTCATAGGGTTCTCCTTGGGGGTCGGGGTTAAGGCTGAAACAGGCGACCAAGCATTTTTCATCGCCTCTGCTGGTGCAGTTTTTTAAGCAGCTCATAAGACAAAGTCGTTGAGTTGGTAGCCCAGGCGGGGTTGGCCCACGCTGGCGTATTCGATTTCGCTGCCTTCGTGCAGGCTGGCGAACCACATCAGCACCCCAGCGATCGCACTGTCGCCATGGCGCTGCTTCCCGTCGGTGCCCTCGGTTTTGCGATCGGGCACCAGCGGAATCCCTTTATCGACTTCCACCAGGCGGTGGTCGTCCTTCCAGTCACTAGAGGCGGGCAGCAGCAGTCGCTGATCTTCCATGCCCGCCTTGTACCTAGGAAAGTTCTCGGCATACCAGGGGCGGCTCAGCGCCACCTGATGAATGCGGGTGACGCCAAAGCGCTGCATGGCCACCTCAGCCAGGTACTGGCCGTTGCCCCGCGCATCCATCGCCCCTGCCATAAACCGGGGCAGCCGCTCCACCACCCAAAAGAGAATCTGCCGCTGCTGCTCAAAGGGCACGTTGCGCAGCTCTAGCCCCACCACCGACTGCCGCGCCAGGTTGGGCAACACCTGCACCACCAGCAGTACAGATAGGTCACCACTGCGGCCAAAGTCCATGCCGTAAAAGCTCTTTAAGCTGGGGTTTAACCGGGCCTCAAGGATGGGTTCAACCACCTCCTTCAGCCAGTCTTGTGTCGCGCTCACCCGGTCTACCTCAGGCTTACTGGCAAAGCCATCCTTGCAGGCGTAGAGCCGCACCGGGGCCTCGCCCATGGCCTGCTCAATCAGCAGCGAGGGGAAGTATTTGCCGCCGCTCTTGGAGGGAATGCACAGCAGCTCTTCGTCGGCATCGTCGCCAAACTCAGCCAGGGTCTGCTCAATGAACTCAGCCTCTAGCTCGCGGCTCCAGGTCTGCCCCGTCATCAGGCAAACGCGTTTGAAAAAGCCCTGGGCGATCGCGTCATAGAAGGTGGTGAAGTGGCGCGAGTAGGGCAGCTTGCCCGCCAGCACGTCTTTTTCCAGGTCAAAGTAAGCGTTGTCGATGCCATCGTAGGTGGTGATGCAGCGCACCCGGCCACCCCAAATCCGCAGCGCCTTAGCCGCCTTCAGCACCTCCATAAACTCGTCGTGGAATGCCGCCTCATCTACCACTACATCGCCCTGCTTGCCTCGCAGGTTGCGGGGGGTAGAGCTAAGCGCCTCGACCCGATAGCCCGAGTCAAAGTGAACTCGAAAGACATTGATCGATTTATCCTCGTCGCCGTCGCGAAAAATCTCCTCCACCTCCTCCACCTCAGAGCAGGCCAGGGCATAGACCCGCCCCCACTCGCCCACGGTAGAAATGTAGTCGCGGGCCATATCGCGCTCATAGCCCAGGTAGAAGGTGTTCTTGCCTTTGGCCTGGGCCGCCAGCAGGGCCGCTCCCGCCGCATCGGCCCAGGTCACCCCAATCCGCCGCGACTTGGTGTAGATCTTGAAGCCCGACTCGTCGGCAATCCACTGCTGCTGGTAGGGCAACAGCACCGCCTCTGGGGTATCGCCCAGCAGGCTCTTGGGAATCTCGGTGGGGGGGATCGTCATCGTCACGCCCCCCTCATCAGTAAAAACAAAGCCCGCACTCGAATATCTTTTTCCGGCGCTTCTCTCAGCTCAGAGAGCAGGTCTCGGGCTAGCTCTGGGCAATCCTCCTGAATTTTGTCCGCATACTCCAGCAGGGCCGCCCGCCCCGCAGCCCCATGCTCTGCGGCGGCATCGTAGCGAATCACGAAATACTTGGCCTGGGGGTCAAGCTCCGAGCCGTCGGCCTTGCTGAGCAAATACTTTCTGAATAGGCCGATCTTCATCCTGCTATCCCCAAAACCTTGGCTCGAATCTGCGCGGCAAACTCAGGGCTGAGGCCCTTGCTGCCAGCGTCGGCGGCGATCTCGTCGGCCACCTTTTGGGCCTTGGCTTTCACCTCTTCGGCAAACTTTTTCTGCTGCACCGCCGCCCGGTTCAGCTCGGCAATCGAGCGGGTGAGCTTGGCAAAGTCTTGCTCGTCCGGGTTGATCTGCATGTCCATCAGCACCTGGAAGGCTTTTTCCTGCGCCAGGTTTACCAGCGCCTCGCCCATGGCGTTTTGGTCATCGCCCACAGCTTCGGCGATCGCCTTTGCCTGCTGACTGGCAATCCGCAGCGCCCCCAGCTTCTTCTCAAACTCAGAGCCGTATACATGTATGCTCGATTTGCCAATTTGGAAACCCTGCTCAGCCAGCCACTCAGACAGCTGAATGTAGCCAGCAAAGCCGCTCTGCACCAGGCGACGGTCTAGCTCTTCGCGAATCTCTTCAGGTAGCTGTAGGATGGCGCTGCGCTTGGGCATACCTTAGCCCTCCCAGTACTTGTCGATCAGGCGAATACCAGCAGGCGCTGTGATGCTGTACTCCATCACATCCACACCAGTGGCCGTTAGCACGGCACTCCAGCCGCCTGCCGTTACCTCACCTTCAATGGCGATCAGGTTCTTCCCGGCCAGGTAAGCGGCCTCGCGGCTCAGCTCTTTGTCGCTCACGGGCAGGTCGCTGTCATCCAGCGCTCGCCACAGCAGCGCCGCCGTAGCCCCGTGGGGCCGAGCAAAGTAGAGCGCCATCAGCAGCCGCCCCCGCACCTCTTGCCGATACGCCAGCGTTTCAGGGCTCAGCGCCCCATTGACAGGGATGCCGGGAATATCGGGCACGTTGTGCTCTAGCACGTCCACGCCCAACGGCAGCAGTCGCCACAGCACCTCGGTGTGGGCAACCAGGGCTTTAGCCTCTAGGTAGCTCAGCTCTTGCCCCAGGGCCTCGCGCCCGAGGGGAATGCCGCTCTGGTGCAGGCTGCGCAGCACAATGCTCTCGGCCACTTGCCGGGGGCGTTCGCGATCGAGGCACTTCAAAATCTGCGCGCGAACCTCTTGTTGTTTGGCGCGGGCTAGGTCGGGGCTATTCATTGGCTGGGCCTGCTAAAAGTCGGCGGCGGGCTCCGAGAGATTGATCCATGCGCTCCCAAACGGCGTCTATGCGGCTGGTGAGCACGGTCATTTCCCGCACGTATTTCTCTTCGGTGATGTATCCGGCTGCAATTTCCGCCTTCAGTTGCAGCACGTCTTTTTGGGTTTGTTGCAGCAGCTCTTGGGCCTGTTTGAGCGCAAACTTGACATTCTCCAGCCGCTGCACTTTTTCGTTGAGTTGGCCGTGGGCTTCGAGCACCCGCTCTAGGGTGGCGCTCTGTTTGGGCAGCATGGCGAGGTCTTTGTCGGCACGGGCCAGCTGTTTCTGTATCTGCTGTTGGTTGGCCTCTAGTCGGGCAATCTGGGCCAGGTCAATCTGCTGAGTGCTGTCGCTCTTTTGCAGCACCTCAATGGCGCGATCGTGCTTCTCAAGCACCTCGGTAAAGCGCTTAAACTCGCGAGCGGCCAGCCACTTAAAGGCCCACAGCATGGCCCCAAACCCAGCGGCCACCAAAAACTCGGTGGGGATGGCAACAGCCCCATCGTTTATTTCTACCGGCACCTGAAGCAGGGTATGCAGCAAAATCAAAAACCCTCGACTGCCCTAATTTTGGGGGCGATCGAGGGTTGGCGTAAGGCGCTCTAGTGCCCTATTCGCGGAGCGTTTGGGCCTGCTTCAGAATAGCCTGAACTCTCCGAAAACCGATCCTATATTTTTGAACTAGCTGGTTAATCTCCATGCCCGCCGCTCGGTCTGCGGCCATGGCTTTGTCGCGTTCCTCCCGGTCGATTACTGGGTCAGAGGGCACCAGCAGCTGGTTGCCGCCATAGTGGTAGCTCAACGCCCCTGCCAAGTCAAAGCCCAGCGCCTCGACCAGGGGGTGAAAGAGCGTCAGCGCCGACGGCACATAGAGGCGCTGACCACCAAAGTGGCGCTGCATTTTAGCCGTTGCCTCTGGGCCTAAAATCTCCCGTAGCTCAGTTAGTGTCTTGTCCCTGGCCATGGTTGGCCTCCTTAGCATTCATCACTCGGTGGGTCAGTTCTTGCAAGGCTGCCGTGTTGAGGCAGCTCAGATAGGTGCTCACTTCGCTAGCGCTGCTGGCTAGCCACTTGTCTAAAAACGCCTCGGCCACAGGTTTTTCCCAGCCGTGCTCTTCGTAGAGGCTGACCAGGGCCGCAGCCCTCAGACCCACCAGCAGCCGGAGCTCTCGCACCTCCCAATAGTACGGAGGTTCTTCTCTATGATGCACCGCCCAGCCCTTGAGCTGTATGGTTTCTTCGAGCATTACCAACCAGTCGCTAAACTCGGCGGCTGCTACTGTTGCCGATGTGCCACCCCCGGCAGTAGAGGCAGCGGTAGACCCTGAGGTTGCTGTCGCCTTTGCCGTGGGCAAGCATGCGGCGACGGATTTTTTTGGCGTAGGTTTTGGTGTCATAGAGCGCTTTCCGAGTACACATCCGATATCTGTGCTGTATTTGCCACGGGTTCTCAGTCATCGGCGGTGGGGTTGAGCTTTACTTGGCCAGGCTCCCAGGTGCCCCCTGCTCTCTCGAGCATTGCCTTCAGGGCTTCAATCACCTTGGTGCAGTCAGCGGGGTCTCGCAGCCACTCAACCCTCTCCACACGGGTCATTCGCTTTACGAAGGCATTGAGGCCACTTTCATAACGGTTTCGCACCGCCCCAGCCTGGTAGGCATTGATCCACAGGGCGCGAATCAAGTCGATCTGGGTTTTGTCGAAGTCGGGCTTATGGCGGCTGGGGGGCGAGAGCTTCTTCTTGCCCGGCTTCTTGTCGGGCTTGTTGGTCACAAAGCCGAGCTGGGTCATGCGGTCCATAACCGCATTGAGTTCGGCTAGGCTCATCTCGGCGCAGCTCTGTTTGCCGGTGACTCGGTCGAGAATCATGCGGTAGTTGCCCTCATCAATGGCCAGCTGCTTTTTGGCAACGTGGATCAGGGCGATTAGCTTGCGGCGATCGGGTTGTTTAGGGTTGGTTTGAGCCATGGTTAACACCTCGGTAAAGGGCTCTTAAGGGGTTCAAAACGTAGGCCGTGGCCAGGTGGTTGTTAAGCTGGCCCTGGTGGTAGAGGCCCACCCAGTAATCAAGTTTTTCAAGGCAACCGGGCAGGTAGGTGGCCGGGCCAACCGTCAGCGGCAGCGCCTGGGCGACGGTCTCACGGTTGGCCGCCAGCCACCCCAGGGCGCGGTCAATCCTCTGGGATAGAGGTTCGGTCATGATCTATCCCAAGCAATGCATCAAGCTTTTTGCCGCTCCGGCTCAGCTCTCGCTGAATCCGCTCCCACTCTTCATCAAGCTTTAGCCACTTGGCCGAACCAATCCTTGCGGTGCGCTCCGCCTCAGTGATTGACTGGGCCTTGGCAAGTAAAGTGCGCTGCCGGAGAAGTATGGCCTTGATCTCTAGCTCTCTCCAATCGATCTCGAAAAGCAGCCGGGGAAGCAGGCAATCAATCAGCACCGCCTTTGGATAGCCCATTAGGCGTTTGCGATCGGCATCATTCATCGGCAATCTCCCAAATCGGCTTCCACGGTTCGGCTTGGGGCATGGGTCGGGGGGGCGGTGCGCTAGCCCCCTCGCCCACGGCCCCATCGGCCTTCGGTGCACCCTCTTCAAACCGCTGCTCTAAGTAGCCCCAGTCGTGGCCGCGCACCTTGTTGCGGATTGCGTTGATCGCGTCGCCACGCTCGCAGGGCAGCTCGCGCTTCTTCAAAAATTTCACCGCCCCGGCAATGAGCTGGGGGGCAAAGTCGTTAAACCCAGGCCCCACCCACAGGTGCCCCAACCCCTGCTGCACCAGCTCGGGATATTTGTGGGCACCGCTGGCCATCCGCAGCGCCAGGGGGTCTATGGGCTTTCCACAGTGAGGGCAGTGCATCATTGGTGGTAGCCCTCCCAGGGTTCAAGGTCATCGCCCAAGGCGTAGCTACTCAAGGTCAGGGCAAGCAGGGTGCCCGCCCAAGGCGCAGACCACGGATCTATCAGCGGGTTCTCGCACCACTCCCAGCAGCCCTCAATGCGGCGCAGGTAGTAGCCCTGACTGCAAAGCCAGAGGGCATGCGACAGATGAATAAAGAGGAGTCGCATTAGTAATCGCTCCCGTCGTGTTGGGGTTCGTCTTCGGTAAACTGCCTCGCCGTCGCCCGGCGTAGTTGCACCAGGGTGCGTAGTTCCGCCGCCGCCTTTAGCGCTGCCATCATCGATCCGGGCAAATGGCTTATCGACAAATGCCCCATCTGCACCGGGTCGCCTTTATCAAGCTGGTCAACAATCTCAAACTCTTTCTTGGTCGCCTCGGCCAGGCTCAGCAGAGCCGAGCGATAGTTAAACATTGCATCGCCCTGCATGGCGAGTAGTTGGTTGTCGGTGATCACAGCTCAATCCTCCAGTAGGGTTTGCATCCAAAAATCGCCCAGCTCCGCAAAGGCCGCGCCAAACGCGCTGGCATCATGCCCCAGGTAAAACACCGCCGAGGGGAACCGCGCCGCCTCCGTGTTGCCCTTAAACACCAGCCGCCCCTTCACCAGGCACACAGGGAACTCATTCAGCTGTCGCCACCACGCCGTATCGGTGTAGGCCGGCACCAGGTAGATCGCCTGGCTCACATTGCCCAGCCGATACTGCTCCAGCAGCTTTGCCGTCCAGTCGGCCAGCGTCCCCGAGGGGTTGTAGGGCGGGTTCACAAACACCCGGCCCATCCACGGTTGCAACAGCCCATTGCGGCTGGGGCCGTAATGCACCGTCGCCTTTACGTTGGGTTCCCCCTCCTCATTGCTGCATGGGTCAAGGTCGGGGTAGCCACCAAAGCAGCGGTAGACCATTTCCAAGATGCGATCTGGGGTGTAGTGCTCGTTGTGGGCCTTAGGGTTGCTGAGCTGCTTCCCGCCCCCCTCGCCCAGAGGGCGAGGGGTCGGGGGTGAGGGCGACTCCTCATCGTCTACCAGCTCCGCCTCAATCACCTCAATGTCCTGTGCAGGCGGTAGTTGTGGAGCTGCATCGGGCTCAGCCAGTAATGACAAGGCACCCCTAATGCTCAAATCGGCCACCGTGTCCGATTTGATATGGGCCTCTATCGCTGGCCACTCACGAGCAATCTGCATGTAGCGCCTAGCCTCACGGTCACTTCCGGTGAAATGCTGCTTGAGATAGGCTGCGAAATTGCCATGGCCGACCAGCTGCTTTGCCTCGATCAGCAGGCGTCCGCAGTCTCTAGCGTCGTAAAGCATTCCGCCAATTGCCTGCACAATTGAGGCTCTCTTGACGTTCGCCTGCTCAAACTTAAATTCGAGCTGGAGATCTTCATAGCTCTTTGCCTCCAGCTCCCCCGGCTCAATGCCGAGAAAGCTGAGTAGTTCGCCTGCACCTTCCTGGTTTTCCACCAGGGCGTTATCGTTCAGTGGGGGGTTGCTCACGCGGCCTCCTAAGTGATCGGTTTTCCGGTTGCTTCTTGTTTGGACGCGGCCCTGGTGGGCCGCTTTCTTCAGCGCTCTATCTGCCCCGCGTTGGGCATCCAGACCCAGGGCACAGGTTTCCAGGGAACTGATCGCGCTTGCCCCCGTAAGCCGCCGTCGCTGCCAGGGCAGCAATCAGCATGGCCAGGGCAATCAGTTTTAGAGATTTCACTTTCATCGGTCGTTACCTCTTGTTTGGTTAGGGTTTACTTGTCTAGGCCGAGGGCGGCCACAATCCTTGCAGTCTGATTAGCGGTGAACTTAATGGGCGCTGGGTTATTCATCCACCAGCCCTTGCTCGTGCCATCAGGCTCCAAGGTCAGTCCCCGCAGGTTGGCGGCGTTTATCCACCGCTTCTTGGGGCTGGTCGATATCAGAATCCAGTTCATGGGTTTCTCCGTAGGCATGAATCAAAACGCGATCGTCTTGGGGGTTGAGCTGGCACTCCAGCGTCACCAGCTCGGCAGTTTGGGCCAGGGCCACGGCGCGATAGTGGGCCGCATGAATGCTTGAAAACCACTCCTCACGCTGCGCCACGCCCTGGTACCACGTACAGACCACAAAGGGCAGCGGGTAGAGAATCATGCCGCCTCCGATCGCGTCAGGCCCAGCAGGTCAAGGGCGCGGCGCAGTGCGTTGGCATCGTCAAGCTTCTGCTCTAGCAGCAATTCCAGTCGTTGCATCTCCCCACGAATCGCGGCCACCTCCACATCCAGGGTGTGCAGCCGCTCTACCAAGTCGCCCTGAGATACAGCAGGCAGCGTCGGAGTTGCCGGGGTCGCTGAGGCTACCTGTGTCAGCTTGTACTCCAGCTCCTCATTGCGTCGCACCACGGCTTTCAGCTGCTCATGCAGCTCCGCAATCTGCCGCTCATAGTCCTCGGCCTGGTCAGCTACTAAGTCCTCCTCACCCTCCTTTTCAATGGAGAGAGGGTAGCTTTCCGGCTCCCCCTCGCCCTCTGGGAGAGGGGGCTGGGGGGTGAGGGCCTCCGGCTCCTTCACCAGCACATAGGGAATCGGCTGATCTGCAACGGCTTCAAAATCCGCCTCGCGTCGCTCCTTCTCCGCCTGCACAGCCCGCTTCACCCGCGCCAGGGTCGGATCATTCCTGTACAACCAGCTAGTGCTTACATTCGCCGTTTTCCTTACCCAGTCAACTCCGGGCGTCTTCGCCTGGGGCAGCAATTCCAGAGCCCGATCAATCGCCGCCTCAATCTCCTCGGTCGTTCGTTGCAATCCCATCGTTTCTTTCTCCGGTTGGTTGTACTTGGGGTTTCGTTGCCAGCTCTCCCCACGTGGGGGCTTTGCGTAGTAGATGGGCCAGGTGCTGGTGGGGGGGTGGTGCACATAGGGCGCATACTTCACTGCCACGGCATGCACCGCTTTGCAGTTGGCCTGGTGGGGGCTCAGCGCCAGCGCCGTCGTAAACTGCTCCAGCTTCATCAGCCCTCGCTGGTTGAGGTAGGCCGTCAACCGGCGGGCGATCGTCTCTTCGTCGGGCAGCTTGCCCGCCTTCCTCGGTCGGCTCTTGCGAATCCTAGACATCGCGCGGCCCTCCGTTAATCACCAGGTCCATGCGGCTCACCGACTCCAGTAGGCGGTTAGCCCGCAGTTCATCCGCCGCCTTCGCCAGCAGCACCTGGCCCACCCAGGCTTCGCTGCGCCCCCGCAGGGTCGCTATCTCCTGCACCGCTTTGCTTAGGGCCAGAGCCAGCACCCGCTCTCGCGGCGTTATCAGATCGTCCAATTCGTTCACGGCGTGTCTCCTTTAGGTTGTGGTTCCAGCGGCCAGTGGCTCTTACATCAAGGCGCTGCTGCGTCGCGCCAATCTCTACGCCCAGCCTCAAAATGTTCAGTACCTGATACACCTCGTGGTGCCAGCCGCTCATCTCAAAGCACAGCAGCCCTTGGCGGTCATAAATCTCCACCGTGGCCTGGGGCAGCAGGCCCCAGCGCCGCCAGCGGTAGCACCGCAGCTCATAGCCTCGGCCTGTGAGCTGCCCTTGCAAAACAGAGGGAATGATTCTCATACAGCAGGCTCCTTGTCGCTTCCGCTGCCCCGAAAAGCCAGGGCGGCATTGTCTTTGGTCACAGGGGCCAGGTCGCCATCGTCGTCGCACCCACCCAGCCCCAGGGCCACGGCCAGCATCAGCGCCAGCAATGCCCACGAAACGGTAGATTTCATAGCTCGATCTCAGTGGTAGATAAAATTTGCGGGGTCTTCCCTGGCCCCTGGCGCTGCACCACAATGCGCAGCACCAGGCCCGACTCCATCTCGCGAAAGTTAATCAACACCCCCAGGCCACTGGAATGCTCGGCAAAAACCTGCAAGCCGTATTGAAAGGTGTTCCAAAAGCCGCCTAACTTACGGATCGCCATGGCCCAATCTCCAGGTCGGTGGGTTCTCCAAACTCCAGACGCACCAGGTTGTTTCGCTTGCTCTGCACCAGCCGCTTGCCGTAGCGCAGCGCCAGCTCGTGGCCGTGGGCAAACAGCCGGGTGAGCTGCTGCTCTATGCGCTGCACCCGTCGCGGGTCGGGCCGCACCTTGCCCAGCTCAATGCGGTGCAGCTCTGCCAATTTGTTGATGCCCGTTTCAATGGGCCACAGCTCGGCCCCGTCTTCAGCGTGGCTCACTGAGACTGCACCCACCTCCAGGCGCAGCTTGCGGCGTAGGGCGGTGCTGGCGGTGCAGGCCTGCTCATAGGTGGCATGGCGGCTTTGCACATCCCAGCCGTAGTGGGTGGCCAGGCCCACGCACCAGGGGGCGGTGGGGTCGCTCAGCAGGGCGGCGTCAAGCTTCATCGCGCACCCCCCAGGCTTCTCTATGGGCTTTGCTCACGTAGGCCTGGCCAATGCTGAGGCGATCGCTCATCAACTGCTGTAACTGGTCAACCTTCCACCGCAGCAGCTTGCTGGCATTGGCCAGCATGTAGTGGTTGTTGTGCTCAAAGTCGTGGGGTAGCTTCAGCCGGTGGTTTTCAATATGGGCGCGGCTCTCCATCAGCTGGGCCACGCGCCGCTTAATCTGCTCAATGGTCAGCGGGGCACGGCGACCCTGCTCACTGCGTAGAAATTTGATCGATGTAGTCATAAGGTTTCTCCGGTTGTTTCTTGTTTGGTCAGTTGCTCTTGTTTGGTTGGTCGTTGGGCCTGGCCGCTCGCGGGCCAGGGGTTACTCGTTGATCTCAGACAAAGGGGAAGTCTTTAGGTTGTGTGGGCAGCCAGGGCAGGCCCGCATAAACGCCACCCGCTGAGGGTTGCCAGGCGCAAAGGGAATCTTTTGGTAAGCCACACACAGGTGAGCAGGCAGCTCAAACCCCGCCGCCGGGCAGCTCAGTTTGAGGCCCATATAGCGGCCCCGCACCAGGCGCTCAATGGCCGTGGTTGCTGCACCATACTTGCCGCTTAGCACCTGGCTCACCGTGCTATCGCTAATCTCTAGCTCGCGGGCCACCGCCGCCTGTGAGCTGGCTTTAACCTGCCGTTTAAGCTCAATCAACCAATCAGCATCAGACATGTACAGGCTCTCCAATAGGGGTTAGATCTTGGGCCGTGTTGGGGTCAAATACTGTGCCATCGCGGCGAAACACCGGGGCTAGGGGGCCAGGGTTTTGCACCAGGGCGTAGGTGCGCACACTGCCTAGGGGGCTGCCGCTCTTGCGCTCCTGCTGCACCGCCACAATGCCCGCCCGCAAAAACTTATTCAGGTAGGCTTCAACGGTGCGTTGCGGTAGGCCGGTCTGGGTTTGCAACGTGGGGCTGTCAAACCGCTGCACCTGGCGCATTGCCAACCAGCATTTGGTGAGGCCATCCAGCAGGGCCGGGTCTAGGTTGGGGTCGTCAATGCCGGTGGCGTGGGGGGCTGGGGCATGGGGGCCGGTGTTCATCGCCAGTCGATACTTAGCGGCCTTGTGCTTCTCAGTGGGCAGGCGAGGCTCGGTGCAGGTCACGTAGTCCCACTGCTTCAGCGCCTCTATATATTTGTGGGCCGTGCCGTAGACCTGCCCCGAGCGGTTTGCCACCTGCTGAATCGTGAACTCTGGTTCGCGGCGCATTGCACGCCACATTAAAATGCGGGCTTGTCGGTTTCTCATCTCGCACCTCAGCGTCGGTCTAAGAAATAGGCAGTCTTCAAGTCTTTCCAGGCGGCCAGGTCAATCTCGCCGCCCATGCGTTTGCCATAAAACTCAATCTTGGTCAGGCCGTTGGTCAGGTAGCCGCAGTTGCCATTGGCCTCCTGACACAGATCAGCCAACAGGTCATCAGCCACCGCCACCTCACAGCAGGCATCGGCCAAGGCCCGAGCGTCGCCAAAGCCCAGCTGCTGAAACTCCACTACCTGGGTAATGCGGCGGTTGAGCTGGGGCCAGCGGGCAATCTTCTGCTTCACCAGCTCCATCCCCACCAAGATGATTGGGCAGTGCGCTACGTCGTAGACCGATCGCAGCGTCTCTAACATGCGCCCAGGGTTATTGGTCTGAAAGAGCATGTCGCACTCGTCAACAAAGATGGGGCGACGGTGCAGCGCCAGGCTGGTGGCGATCTCGTCGAGCATGTCTTGGTTGCGGTTCTTGGGCTCTTTGCCCAGCTCCACCATCACCCGCTGAAGCATCACGTTCGGTGTCCACAGCGGTGTCGCCCGCAAGAAAATGCCTTTGTTGTTTAGGCTTAGCCAGCTGGTGGCCGTAGTCTTACCCAGGCCGCTATAGCCATACACCAGGCCAATGCACTCCACCCCCTTAGAGGTCGCCATCAGCTCAGTAAATGCCTGCCCCAACAACCGAACATTCGTGGTTTCTGCTACATTAGTCTTCAAGATTTGAACTCCTTTAAATTCGATTGATCAGCGCAATTAGGCCCATCGCCGTGCAGCGAAAATGGCCTGGTTGCGCTCTTTTTCTGCGCGATCGTCGCGCAGCGTCGCAGCCACGTCAGGCATGCCAAACTCCAGGCCCAAGGCATAGGCCTCATCAGGCTTGCAGTGCAGCGCCATGCAGACGAAGGTGCCATCCTCCCGCAGCACCTGGGCCATCTCAGCCCGTTTGGCCTCGTCGGTCAAGTGCACCTGCCGCTGGTAATAAAAAACAAACCAGTCAGCCGCCTGGGTGTAGCGGTTGGGGGCCTCCTCCTTCGGCTCGGCAGCCGCAGCCTTCACCCCAATGGGCACCACATTGCCCGCCGCTACACCGCCCGTCGCTACAGGCCGCAGCTCATCCTGTAGCGCCCCTTGCACCGCCGCCGTAATCTGCTGCGCAGCGGCAGGCAAGGCATTGGCCCCCAGAGCTTTATCGGGTCGCCGCTGCCATTCCTGGGCAATCTTTTGCCCCTCCCTGGCTCCGGCCCGCACCGCATTGGTGGTGCCCTTCTGCATTTGGTCGCCGCGCTGGGCGGCCACCATCAGCTCTTCACGGGTCACAAACACATCCCAAGTGGCCGTGCCGTAGTACTCGGTCATGGCCTGGTTGTAGACATGAATGTTGCGCAGATCTAGGCCATCCATGGTCACCCGCAGGGTTTGCCCGGCGCTCACCTTGGCCAGGTTTTCGGTGATGTAGCGCCGGGTGTCAAAGACCAGGTAGTCGCGGCGGGCTTTGACCTCTTTGCTGTAGCAAAGGCGGCGCAGCTCGGTCTGGCTCAGGGGGCAGTCTCGCCGCTGCCAGCCCTGGCCCTGGTAGTGCTCTAGCCGCTCTAGGGGCGTCATGCTTTCCATGCCCAGCCCGCCGTGGGCGCGGTTGTGGGTCATCTCTACCCAGCTATCCAGCCAGGCCTGAAAGCTGTCGAAGTTGGGGGCCGCGTCGAGCAAATATTTCTCACCCTTGGCCTCGCGAATGCGCTGGCGATCGTCTACGCTGTGGCCCACAAAGCTGGGTTCGGTGCGCAGGTCGCGCATCAGGTCGCCTAGGGCCTTTTCCACGTTGCCCTTCTCCATCGGTCGCCCCGGAGTGCAGGGGTTAAAGACTATCCCCAGCGTGCGGCACACATCGTGGCTGATCAGATTGTTCTTAAACTCACTGCCGTTGTCGGGCCGCAGCTCGTCGGGCATTCCCCAGTCTTCAATGCAGGCCATCAGCAGCAGCGCGGTGGTAATACCCTTGGGCGTCACACTCAGCAGCAGTTTGCGCCGCCGCGTCGCCACATCCAGGCACATGGCCACGTGAAAGCGCTTCGGCTCTGTCGCCCCCGGCAGTTTCAGCATCAGGTCAAGGGGTGTATAGTCAAGCTGCCAGCGGCTATTGGGCACACAGTCTTGGTCAAGCCGCCCAATGGCCATCTCCACTTTGTTGCGATAGTCTTTGGGGCTGGTCAGGGCCAGATATTGAGCCCAGCGCTCGGCCTTAAACCACTGCAAGTAGCGCAGCACTTGGGCATAGCTGGGGCAGGTTAAATCGGTGTTTACAGCGTGCTTAAAGATCTCTTGCAGCCGCCGATGCACCACCCTCGGCTGTGCCGCCACAATGCTCTGCTCTTTGAGAATGCCGTGCACCACCTTCTCTAGCTCTGGGTTTTGGTGAATGTAGCCGCCCTTTTGCTTCTCAAACCTGCCGCCCAATGGGCCAATGGGTGCACCGTCGGCGGGGGCAAATTGCAGCTTGCGCCAGTTGTGCAGCGTGGTGCGGCTTACGCGGCTGCAAAACTGCCTTACCCAGTCGGGCACGGCAATCTCACCGGCCTCGTAGGCATTGCAAAACGCCAGCTCACAATCGACCTTGCGGTCAATGTTGTTTTTCCAGCACCAGGGTTCTACCAGTTCCAGCATCAGCGCCCTGGCTTTGGCCCGCACTTCTTTGTTGGGGCCAATGGGGCGGGGCTGCTGGTGGGCAGTCTCTAGCGCCCACAGACTAGGGTGCGGTTCGCGGCGATCGATCACTAGCAAAGAAGAAGCCGCCCGAACATCGGAAGCAGGCACCACTGCCCGGTCATAGGATTCAGGCGGCGTAGGGTGGGCATTGCCCACCGCTTGGGAAACCGGGGCTGTATGGAGTTCCTCAGCGACTGCCCCGGCCTCGACCACAGGGGCCGAAGACTTAACGTTTAATGCTTTTCTCAAAAGGGGTTGCCATCCCTCGGGGTATAGGCAAATTGGGTAGAGTTTTGCCTTGCTGCCAGGAACGCTAAAGCCCTCCCACCCTTCTTTTTTGGCCCTTACTTGAATCGGCCTAGGCGATTTGCCAGCCACCCTTGCAGCTTCAACTATGGCGATCGCATCTGTTTCTTGCGAATTCAT